GATGATCTCCAGGCCGATCTTACGGTCCGTGAGGATGTTCTCCGCTGTTACCACAAAACGCACTCCCGGTACTGCTTCCTTCTTTGCTTCTTTTACCTTTGCCATGCCTCCTCCTTTTTTACCCACACTGTATTAATAGACTCCAAGCTAGGGCAGTAGTTATTACCACTGAAAATCTGAAGATTATTTTCTTGCTCACTCAACCAGCTTCTGCCCGATTAGGCCGGTGTTTTTGCTTACAAGAAATATTATCCGCAAACGCTACCCTTGGGGCCGGAGGTTATGTTAGCCTGGCTTCCGGACTCACCCAAAGCGCGGGGCGACTTTACGCTTCCCAGTTGTTTATAGCCTAACGGGAGTAGAGACACGGCTTGCTTCTGCTATCGCGTAAACTTCATCTTTACAGTTGTATCCGGCAACGACTTTTTCAAGATCAGCGCACCGCACGAGGAATCCTTCGCGGACAAGATCACCTTTTGTCTGGGCCGCGCGATTATAATAATTCTGCGTACCCCAAAGAATCACTTCGTGCGTTGCAAAGATTTTTTTATGGATCATCCAATCTTTTAACTGATCTCTCTTAGTCCGCCTCAACACTGTCGCTTCCATCAAAAGGCCTCCTTAAATGGCCTTAACTGCATCCCAAACAACCAGCTGGTATTCACCATTCTCACCTTGCTTTGTCGCCATCTGGAACTTAATATCTTTGTCGGTTAAAAAATCGATGATCATCTGTGGTGTAGGATCATCCAGTTCAAGGTCCATCCCGACATTATTAAGGAATTTCGGGAGGTTTGCTTTTGGTCCCATCGATGCGCCAAGCTTGATCCATGCCTTCCGGGGATCTCCGTTAGAAAGGTTGTAATCATTGCAGAGAATCGTGATATTGAACTGCCGGCGAGGAATAGGCTGGTTTTCTTCGTCCAGGATATTTTCACCGGTGTCTTTATTAGTGAGGTATTGGAGTTTGCCGCGGAAATACACGTACTCGTAATCGACCTTTCCGATACGCCCCCGGAGCCATTCTCTTTCCGGGAAAAACGGTAAGGGAGGTAACGCTTTTTGCTTAGGGAGTGGACGGTTAAATTCTGAATCGCTTGGTCTTCTTCTTTCTTCGTTCATCTAGAAATTCCTTTCTTATTTTATTAATCTGCATGCTTGAGAGTTGTTGCATTGATGTGCGCATTTCCGGCAACACTTTTTGCATCCCGGATGAGATTTCATGCACTCAAGGCATAATTCAAATTTCTGTTTGTGTTTTTTTCTTCCTTTGACTCTGATGTCATAACTTTGATTGCCGATTTTATATATCATGTGGTAACCTCAACAGTGACGGATAGAATCCCCGCTTTCAGGGATCCTAATTCGCTAAATGCCGCCTTGCTCAGATCAATGATGCGTCCTTGACGATATAGCCGCTTCGCCGGTCCGCGATCGGTTACTACGACTATCACGCTGCGTCCGGCGCTTTCCACACGCAAGCGCGTACCAAACGGATAATCCCAGCTGGCACAAGTGAACGCTTGATCATCAAGCCGTTTTCCGTTGGCCATGATGCCTGAGGTGCCTTCGCGCATACAGCTTTTAACTGAATACCAGCTGGCTGTTCCCCTCATCGTGCGCGGCGTCGGCGGCATGGACAGCGCGGACCTCATATTCGTTGTAACAATCAATAGAGCAAAAATAAGTAATGTACTTACTCTTTTTTTCATCGGAATCATCCTCCTGTATTAACGCGATTGCCGGCATCCTCCCCGGGATCTTCTTTCCACATCCGGGCGCGCTACATTCATGGCCCCGGCGCGTTGCTTGGATAACTTCAAGCCGTTTGATCATGCGGAACCTCCGAGGTTTTAATGCATGACCTCCTGGCTTCATTACAAGTTCCACGGCTGCGGCATACAAACCCGCCTTTTTCGTGCGGAACTCCCAGCTCATAATTCCAGCGTTTTGCACCCTGGAATCCCGGCACGACATCCTTTACCCTGTGCGCCGGCCAGTACCTTTTGGATCCGTACCCTCCAAGATCCCTCCCGCATAGAACACAGGTATCGTGGTACCTTTGCTGCTTCCCCATAGCACTCCTCCCTAAAAAAAATAAAACCCAGTCGTTTCTAGGCCTACACAAGGAAGGCTCCCCTTTATTCAATATATTCGAGGGGCGACTGGGTTTTTGGTTGGACAAAATAAAATTGTGTTGCTCTAGAAAATTCGTTTGCATCAAACACTCCTTTTTTGGAGTTCCCTAAAAACAAAAAAACCTACCTCTTCGAGACTCTCTCTCGACGAGATAGGTAAATACTATTTACTGAATTGTCCGCCGGGGAATTACTGTTTACCGACGGATTTTTACAATATATCTTATGTAAACTAGGCATATTACAAATATATCGCGTAACCCCATTGTTGTCAAGCATTTTTTGTATTCCTCCTTTCAGCTGTTAATAACCGCGTTTTCACTTACTCACTCTTACCGAATTTTTCCGGCGCTTACTTTGCGGTCGGAATTCCTCCTCAAAGGTGCGTCTTTCCACCTTATAATCAGCTGCGCGCACATCCGCGGAAGAAGAGTACCTGGAATAAGGGATCCTCCCTTCGTACTTCTCATTGTTCCAAAGGGGATGATCCCGGTCAATCGGCTCTCCGGAATCGATGATCTCGTAGAAGACCCACCAATTCCCCCGAATTGAGCCAAGGAGGTAGGCCAGCCGCAAGATAATGTTATGGCTGACCGAAACCCTGCGCGCCGCCATCATTGACACGTAGGCCCGGGTAACACCCAAAGCTTCGGCCATTTCCCGGTCCGTACGCCAGCCTTTTACATTTTTAATCGTACCAACCGAGTCTTTCTTGAAAACCAGTTTTAATCCAGGAGAGGGGTTTGGTAAATGCTGTTTACCTCTTGGATGCGATTTCTGGAAAATACCATTTAACTTCACAAAAGGATTAAAATTCATCTGGTTTTCGCTTTCTCCGTGGCAATATTAACCCCCTATTTGACCTTCTTGTTCTTAGGATCAAACACTGTGCCGCACAACCGGCACCAGGCATCTTGCGTCTTCATCCGGAAAATAACTTGCTTGCTGCCGCATGCTGGACATGATGGACGATTGGTTATTTTATGATTAGCTTCCCCTTTTCTCTCTGCCATGATTTTCTCCTTTTAAAAGTCCAAAGCTTGTGCCAAATTTAATACCTCGTCCTCTCGAATATCAAAGGTGCAAGACGGGGAAGCAGATATTTTTCTAACTTTAAGCGTCTTTTTTACACCATCAGAGGTTGCTACTGATTCGCTTTCACCAATTACGATACACTCGATTGCCGTGTTCCCTCTCTTAATCCAAACACTCTGCATAAATACCTCCCTAAAGAATCTTACCCGGGGTCACGCGCTTCTCATCCGGATTGACCTCAACCGGCCGCAGCCTTGTCTGCCCCGGGGAGTTTATCCCCACGTTGCTTTTTCGTACTCCGGCATCCGGGAAACAAGAGATCTTCGGATCGAATCCGCAATCTGCTCCATGAGCTTATAGAGCGGATCTTCCGGAATCGTACCTTCAGTGCACTGGTACATCCAACAATCCAAGTTTTTAAGTCCCTGGATCTTACCGATCGCATAACAACGCTCATACCGGTAATCAAGCTTGCGGAATTGCGTCGCTGTCCCGGGACGATACCGCGCTTCAACCGCGCGCACGTTCAGCGCGAACATCGCATTACCCAGGCGCTCATCGCCGCCATCGCGCAGATCGTATCCTGCGTCTTTGAGCTTGCGAATAAAAAAGGAGGTATCAAATAGATCCTCCGAGAGCGCCAACATCCCAATTACCTCATTGATTGTCTTGTCTTGCACTAGAAATGCACTCATACGACTCAGCTCCTTCCCGAAGTTGCAGCAACCAACGCGTTGATAATTCGCAGCTTTACCGGATCCCTCAACCAAGACTCAACCTTCCGGATCCCAACCTTAGCGGCCGCTTGCGCTATAAAACGCCCGCGTTCCTCAAACTGAGATTTCGTCAACCTCCCCATCATTCACCCCCTTTCTTATTCATTTTTACGATTTTTACCACGTTCCACAGGGTCCGCAACCCCATTTCCTGGATCAGCGGTTCCGGCAACTTCTTGCAGGAGTAATCCAGCGACTCGATCAGCCGGTCCAGCTCATCCGCGGGAAGTTTCCTCAACTCCTCCTCAATGGCCGCAATTCTCATCTTCATCACCTCCTCCAGGTAATCCGTTACCACGCCGAAGGCATAAGACCAGTCGTCAAGCGACATGCCGCCAATCTGACGCGCGCGGATCCACCGTTTGAACTTCTCGCTGTCTATTTTCTCTTCCAAAAGCGCAATCATCTTTCTCCTCCCCAAATCAACACACACACACAACCACACACAAGGAGTATAACAGATGAAAGCGCTTTCTGTCAAGCAACTATTTTAATTATTTTTTCTTAAGATTTTGCGGAGGATAAATTACCGTCGAGGAATTACTTTTCGGAATAGTGCTCTATGCAGAAAAATTGTGGGATATCATGGACATACCCCAGGTGCGCTATGCAATGAATGCACAAAACATCATCGGTGCCGAATGGCTGAATTGTTTCTTTGGGAGGATCCAGGATCCGCAGGCATCCATGGCATTTAATCGCTTCAGTCTTCTGGTCATAGTTCATAAAATATACCCTTGACTTTTGGCAAAGCTTGAGGCATACTTAAGCCATGAAAAAATTTCTAGATAAAACATTCCCCGGAATAGCCTCCTGCGAAGGAAAAGAGATTTGGAAAAAACTATGTTTTGGCTATATCTCCACATCGGCCATCTTTTTTTTTATTGGACTTGCCGCTACCCTGTTTAAAAATAATTTGTTAGCTAATAAAATGGCCATGATCGGGTCTTCGTTATTGGGAGTTTTGATCCTTAACGCATTTGTATTAAGTGTTATACAGTCCTTGCTCGATTTTTATAATACACCATCAAAAGAAGAAAAAGCAAGAATGGTTGAATGGTGTCATAAAAAAAAGGTTGAGTTAATAGATCAAATAAACAACTCTTCCAATAAATAACCTAAAGCATACACCACCAAAGAAAAAAACCCCCGGAAATTATCAACCAAAACCAGAGATAAATTCGTAGAGGCCAGGATATTTCTTTAGTCCGGGATAAATCCGAAATCTTCCTTCGTTTTTGATACTGCATCAATTTTCTGTTTATCCTCCGCAATCAGTTTTATAATTGAAACAACATCATTGGAATACTTTTGTGGCCGATATCCCAAGACTTCGATCTTAGCCGCAGTGTTGATATCCGTAAGGTATCCTTGTAGCTTTTTAGCTTTATCATCATCGGACAACTGCATAAACTCGGGCGTTTCCGCCAAAATTGTAAAGAGGACATTCGTCTTATTGCCGATATACTTCTGGTATTCCATATATTTCCCAGGAGATAACTCAACCGGTTCCGGAGTTTCTTTTCCCAGCTTGATCCTTGCATCGGCTACTCGCGGAAATTGAATTGTCTGACCGGTTGATTCCCAAAGATCAAGAACCATTTTCGACACCGGATCCGGCTTGTACGTATTGGCAAAAGACGGATTTAGGAAGACATTAAAAGGATTATTGGAACCTAGTTGATACATTTCTTTCGGCCGCCCCAACGAGTCAATTCTTTCCGGCAGTAGTGTAGATAATCCAGGAACGCGCACCATTGCTTTTTTTCCCATCTCCGCAAACCAATTAGGATCTTTAGTGTTGCGCGCCGTATTATCGGTAAGCTGCCGAACCTGATTCAAAAGTGTAGGTACGAAGCTGGCCGGAATCCCCTGGAAAACATCCAGTATCCCCTCTCCTAAGTTTCGTTTTGAGGCCATCGTACGGATCCCTTGAACTAAGGGTTGCTCCTGAATGGTTTCTAGAGACTGCGCAACGCGATCTCCTAAATTAAGCGCTTTTTGTAGCGCGTTTTCTTTGGGATTTAAAACAAGATTAGCCCCAAGCGCCACACCTATTGATGCCGGTAAAAACCAATCATAAGAGCGCAAGGCATCATCCTCCCGAAACTTAGCCGCTTCAGGATCAAGTCCGCTAGCAATATATCTCTTTAATGCGGAGATATTCATCTGATATTCTTTGATTCCTACGTTCTCGCGCGTTCCCGCAACATCCTTATCTTTAGATCTACGACCAGTAATTATCCCCAGACCGGCAAGAATAACTCCGGTAGCAATTAAGGATACCGTTCCGGTTGCGGCACGCGAAGCAGAACGCACGAACTCCTCCTGATCAAATTCCTCATCGATCACCTGTTTATTCAAAGCCCTATTAATCTGTTTTCCGAAAAGAGGTTTTCCCAGAGAAAAAATAGTTTTAATCACCCCAAAAGGAGAATACTCGATCGCGTGATGTATGATACTTCCTGGCACTCCGGGGTAATTGATCACCGCGTTCCCAAAACCCCACTCCTTGTTTGCGTTAAAAAGTCTTTTTAATCCGGTAGTAAAATGACTAATCCTATTATCGTCGTGAAAGGTTCGGTATAAAGCAATGGCATTTGCCTTTTCGATCATTTCAGGCGTAGGTTCTGCTATTCCGGAATTCTTGGTTTCCTGATAGATCGTCTGATTAAAAGTCATTTGGTATGCCGGACGATCTGAAATAACAAACCTCAGAAACTTATCTAGAAATCCCAATACCCCCTTATCAAATACGCCGTTACGCGGAAGACTATACTTAGAAGTATCTTTAAGGTTGATACCTAGTCGAGTTTCCTGAAACTCCTCTGCGGTTCCCTGAACGTAACCTCCAAACTGGATCCCCAAACGAGGTAAGAAAACAGTCCTCTTCCCTGTTCTCAGAGACGTTGCAATATCCAATCCTGTTCCGATCGTATCCGCGATATTCTCTAAGGCGAGAAATCCGATATTACCAAGCGTGTTTCTGACAACTGTTTTAGGATTTAAAAGCTGCGCAATATATTGAATCGTAGCAATCTTTTTGCCAAGTTCGGGAGGAACCTGATCTGCAACCTTTTTAAGCATAAGCGCCACTTCAATTTTGCGCGCCCTGGACATCTGTCCTAAACCGATCCTCCAGGCATCCTGAGCTTCTTTTGTCCAGGGAACGTTTTCCCCGGTATCCGGGACCTTACCAGTTTTCTTCCATTCCTCAAAGGCCGACTGCTCCTCCCTGCTCCAGGGAACGTTTTCCCCGGTAACCCCAGCTCCCCGGAAAGCATCAAAAACATGCTGGATAGCGTTACGGATCGGTGCGGCTGCCTCCCCCATTTCAGGAAGAGTCTTTTGGATATCTAACATGAACTGATACGCCCAACGAGGAGGTACATTCTGGAAGTCAGGCCAGTCATCAATAGACGGCATCTTTTGGATATTCTCTGCCATCTCCCGCAGCTGCTTGGCTACGATCTCAGAGATGTGCGGAACCTTGAACTTGTCGGCCAGGGCATCGATCTCAGCCGGAGTCTTTCCCTTTGCGGCCTTCTCGAAATTGGTAACTTTTTGTTGTTGCGGCAACTCTGCCCGGGCCTTGCGGACTTGCTTTACCGCAAGCTGAAGGATCCCTTCCGGAGAAAGTCGGGCATACATCGAAAGCGCCTGGATCGCCTGGCCAAGCGCAGTTTGTTTTTCCGCCACTCTCTCCGCGATTCGAACCGCATCTGCGAAACGTCCTTCGGCTTGTGCCTTATCCATTAATACAATACCTACCGTATTTAAAAACGCACTACCGCGGGATGGCCCTTCTACAAATTCAACGGCTTCATTATAATTAGCCTTAACATATTCCTGCGCTTGCCTGAGCGTTTCGTTATTCGTGATCGGCTCATACCGCGATTCGATCTTGTCCGCCACTTCCGGAGCGGTCTTTTCTGCATCCTTGACGGTAGTAATAAACTTGCGGCGTTTCCCCATCTTGGCCTCAATCTCGGCCTGGAGCGCTTTATTTTTTTCCGCCTCTTTTATGATCTGCTGCAATGACGCACGATCAACCTTAATCGTAGGATTTGCCGCCTGATTTTTTATAGCCTCCAGCAACTCATCACTCGAATCAAAATGCCAGCCGAATGTCTTAAGCTCAGACACCAACTCATCAAGTGCTGATCCTTTGGCGCGCTTAAGATAAAAAGGAACCCCTTGGAGTTCTTCTTTTAGGAATTGATCACGATACGGACGGACTCCTCCCAATGTCTTAATCGCGACAAAAAGATTCCCTTCCGGAGTCTTGCGCAGATCGTCCATTTCAAGATCGAACTTCGCGCGATCTTCCGGCGGCATAGAATCGTATTCAGCTATAAAAGGATCTTGAGGTATTTCTGGAGATACTTCTTGAGGAGGTATTACTTCTTGGGAGGATGCTGTGGGGAGATTTTCTTGTCCGGTACCGCTTGCAGGGCCCTGGCCATGCGGTAGTAACTCTGATCCTCCGGGTCCTTGGAGAGCTTGAGTTTGTTCAGATCGATATTTTGCTTCGGCATCGGTAACTCCTTTTTCGAGAGATTCCGGAGGAGTGTCAAATTTTACGTTGACATCGAATGCGTTGTACTGATCGCCCTCCATCTTAATTTTATCATAAACTTTCTCTATTTGCAAGTCCGGAATACTATCAATATAATCAATCGGAACCCAGCGCTTCTCTTCAAGAAATCGTTTGTAGGCGCGTTTTTTACTTTCCACCTTCGCGATCCGGTTATAATTCGTAACCACCCGGTACCCTTTATCGCGAAACATCTGCATTATCCCGGTAAGAGTTTTTTCACCCTTGCCAAGCTTCGGCCAAATGATATTTTTCCCTGCCGCAATGAGCTTTTTTGCCAGCAACTCTTCCGCCATGAAGGCGCTTTCAAGCTGGACGTGCGGGGCCAAAATGGGATCCTGCTTTGTCTCCGGGATATATTCCTTCGCATGATCCGGATCCACCAGGACATGCGTCTTATCAACCCCCAGCTGCTTTGAAAGCATTGACTTCCCGGATCCCGGGAAACCTAACCAGAGGATCACTTCCGGCTGGCCTTTTGGCACGGGGATATCGTTACGAAATGCTTCATCGATATATTTTTGGTAATGCTCCGGCCATACCTCGTGATTATCCGACTCAATAAAGATTTTATTCCCTAATTCCTTATTGCGCGCGATCGCTTCCTGGACGTGAGGATCTGAATGTATAAGTTCGTCGATAACAGCCGGATTTTCTACCCTATAAAGCTGCCTCAGGAAATCCTTTTTTTCTTCCGGGACTTTCTTAAGGTATTTGTCCGGGATTTCCTGGGGGAGGATATCTTTATGGATATCAGAAAGCGCCACCTGGATCTCCTGGCCCAGCGTATTCACCACGAACGCATTCTCACCCACGATCTTTGAAAGCTTACCGGTAATCTCCCCGGCCCGAACATACTGGCCCGGCTCAAACTTCGGCGCGGGGATCCCGGCATGAAACTCCACGATCTCCGGAGTAACCGGCTCAAACGCTTTCTTGAGGCGCATTTCATTATAAACGATCTTAGAGGTAGGGATATTGTTCTGTACCACTTCCACACGCAAGGCTGCACGCGCATGATCCACTAACTCTTGTTCGGTAGGCGCCCGGCCATTCTTGGCCAAGAATCCCTGGATACCCTGGTTCCGGAATTCCGGATCATCTTTCACCAACATCCCGGCTATATTGTCGATCGATTTATTCTTAACGGAAGTGTTAATCTTTTCAATAGCAAAAGGAGTGAGTTCAAACATCCCGGATAAAGCGCCGGTCATAAGACCGCTCATTACCGCTTCTTTTGCTGGCGCGCCACCGGAAGCTTCAATTCCGGCGCCACCCGCGCCCCTGGCCAAGGCCCGGGTACCTATTGACCACAACGGTCCTCCCAAAGTAATCGCCTTAGTAAAAAACCATAGTGGAGCATACGCCGCGCTCTTAATCGTCTGTTTGACAATTCGATCCTGGCTTGCTTTTTGATCCATAAGGCTGCCTTGCATCTTCTCCGCTCCAATGGCTGAAGCTGTTCCGGATGCGCCAAAAGCAAATACTTGGGACAATAAAGATTCTCCAGAGGTTGCCACCGCAGTTGCCATGGGGCCCAGGCCGCCGGCTGCCTTACCGAAAGCGTTGGCAAGCGGATGATCTTTCTGGGACTGCGCAATCTCTTCCGGAGAATAAACCCCCTTGAGCGGTTCAATCCCAACAATGCGCGTAAAGAATCCCGCGGTGCCCTTGGTGTAAGGAATCATGAAACTCTCAAAAGCGCTTAACTTCGCAGGATCCTGAAGTAGGTTTTCGTGAGGATATTCCTGCTTTGCCGCAATCTGCTTATTGGCTTGATCGCGCACATACTTGTCATATCCGGTAAGTCGGGCCTCAAGTTCCGCCGCTTGGGCTTTCTTTTGATCAATAAAGACCTTATACTGCGCTTCCTGTTCCGGAGACTGCGCCGGATGATCCTTGACGTACTTATTAGCTTGCTCCATCGTCCAGGTTTCCGGATCCGTCTTAACGTAATAATCCGGATGGCCGGGCTGCGTAAAATCTTCCGGAAGGGCAAACTGTTTCTTGTCCGGACGCATCTGGGGAGGTTGCGCCTGGCCGGCGCTTACCGCATCAAAGTATGATCTGAAATCGTAACGGTTATTCGGCGCGTCCGGATTAGGATCAAGCTTATTAGCCTTGGCTATCTGAGAATAAAACCCCTGGAAAGCTTCTTCTTTCTTCGCCGTGGCCAGCCGGTCCATCCGGGCTTGTTGGATCTGCTGCTTTTCGGCAGCAAGCGCTGCTTCCATAGAAAGCTCTGGTTTAGCCGGCTGATCAGGTTGAAACCCAAAATCCTCCACCGCGCTTTTACCCGCCTGATCCGCCACAAACCCAAGATCGCCTTCATCCTTTACGAATCCAAAATCTTCAATGCTCATTTTTTCCTCGTTGTATATCCCGCCTTGAGTGCCGCTGCCAACTTCTTGATAGGAATCCATCCAGGAGTACCGTCCGGAGAGATAACAGGCACCATATCTTTACCACGCATACTGAGATCCGATACCGAAGCATCCGGCGCGGAAGTCGTGTTTTTATTTGACAGGATCGCATCGAGATTATCTTGTCCCCCGGATTTAGCAGCTCCCTTTTTTATCGTCTCGTCGTATATTTTCTGTTCCCCTTTTGTCAAAGCCTCTCCTCGGGAGATCTTGCCGAGGATCTGATCCCGCATCTTTACCTGAGTAGGATTGGCTACGTCCTCTTCCTTGTGCTGGATCGTTTCATCGTATACTTTCTGCTCTCCCTCGGTAAGTACCTGGCCCTTAGACATCTTGTCGAGAATAATGTCACGCGGACTTTTCTTTAAAGAGAAATCTTCTTTCCCTGGTTCCGGAAACTGATTTTTGGCTACCGCCTCATACGCTTTTTTAGGTTCATATCCGGCATCACGCAGCGTCTTATACATATCGGCTTTTTTCTGCGCTGCCTCCTGCTGTTTTTTCTGCGTTGCTTCAATATCCAACTGGCGCTTTTTCAGTACCCTCACAATATTGCTCAAGGGATCCGTGGCATAGTACCCGGGTTCCTGGTTCTCATCACCGGCAAGAATAGTTTTCGGCCGCGTTCCGGACGGGACTGCCCCCATTGCCGCTAAAATTCTTTCAAAATCTGCCATCGTATCCTCCCTCTAAGAATATTTGAAATTGTTTATATAAGGAGTACTGCTTCCGGTTGCTCCCCCGCCGTAGTTAGTGGTAGTCGTCCCGGATTTGCTACCGCTTCCCCCAAACATCGACATAAGGGGCATTATCGCGCTTAAGATAGAGCTGAGTGAATCTGTTCCTTGTTGCTGAGGCATTTGCCAGCTGGGGATCCCGTAATCGCTTCGAGTACCATACATCGACTGAGCGGCGGTTATAGGCTGAGCCATTTCGCTACGCTTACGTAAATAATCATTGTACTGGCGTTCAAGATCGGCTTGCTCTAAAGTCCGTGTCAATGATCCGTACGTTTGAGAAGCCTGAACCTTAGCCAGCGGTGCTCCTTGCATAGAGTACTGGTCCATTGAATTCGCAAGCGGAACGGCGTTCAGCTGGTTCTGCCGCTCGTTCTGCATAAACCCTCCGATTACCGAATTGAGACTCTGGAGATTGCGGTTTGCAAGATCCTTTTCCTCCCCCAGGGATGCAGTTGAAAAAAACTTTCCCCGGGCACCGGCGCCACGCCGCGACTGGTTGATCGCATCCTGCAGGTCCTGATCGCTCACCTGCTTCATGGCCTTAATGAACGGGGAAGCATTAGGATCTGCGTACTTGCCGGCCAGGGTATCTTCAATCTGCTTTTGGCTTTGCTGGAAAAGTCCTCCGGTATTTGGAGCGCTTAAATACTGGTCTAGAATTCCTTGCCCGGTTTTTTCCTGCCCGGTCATGCCGGCAGAAAGTTTACCGGTATAATCCTCCCCCGGAGCATAATTCCCCATATACTTGCTAATCCAGTTGGCAAGGTCCTGGCCGGTCTGCCTTTGGAAAGCAGGAATCATCTGGTCGGCCGTAACTGTTTCTCCTCCAGATTCATTCTTTTTTTGAGATGAAGAATACGCAGAATATGCGGTTGCAAGCGCGCTGACTACTGGAACGATCCACGCCATCCTACCCTCCTTTTTTGTATATCCACATATCAACCTTAGGATCTAAAATAAAACCGAACTTTTGCATGACTGCTTTTCCTCCCTCAACGGAACCGACTGCGCCAATCATGATATCGCAATCCTCGATTATCGACGAGAAAATAGCCGTACAGACACCCGTACGCCGGGCTAGCGGAATAGTCATTGCATGAAGAAGCAATCCCACGACTAAATCGTTTTGTGTTTTCGTAAAAGCAACCCACACGATTCCTACCGGATAAAGATTTTTCTCATCCCACGCGGTATATTGAATTATGCTATGGTCCAAAAGATTCTTTGTAATCGTCATTAAAACACCAATAGAGTAATCGCGGCATTGGCCGCACTACACTTTAGATAGAGCGCGGTATCTGTCCAGCTGGTCCCGGAATCATACACCACGCCACCCTTATTTATCTTGATCACGATGAATCCTGAAGGAACGCGCTTAAGGGTGTGGGCCACTGTATTCTGGGTATCCGCAAGGCCTGAGTCCGCAATCGTCTTTACCTCCGCATTAAAGTTATCCTCAAATTTCAAACCCTTGTTGAGGATCTGCGCGAGTTCCCCGGAAAAGCTGAAAAGCTCTTGGACAAGATTCTTTTCAAAATCGTTATTGTCCGCAGGCCTGGATGTCTTGATCCGGTTCCTTATCTGCAAAGCAACACCACCAATCCAATCCAACCGCCAATTGCCGGCTCGATATACTTATCCTTAACCTTAAAATAGCTCAAAAGAGCCCCTAGGACGAACGATCCCGCCACATAGACCACTAACCTGAAAATCGGTAAGACTTTCAAAATAGCAAGAGCCAAACCTGCGGCAAGTGCCATTAGAAAACCCCATACCCCCCGTGTAAGCCAACCTATCTTTAGTATCCTCCCCAACCATGATCCTTCATCCGATTCATCCGGGATCCCATACCCCTGAACTATCCAGGCCGCAACCAGCGCGCCTTCTACTAAAAAAATCCACCAGATGCCGGTACGTATTGCCAGGCATGCAGCCAAAGTAACCGGGATTCCCACAGTCCTCCACTGTTTTGCCGGAAGTGGGTTTCCGTCTTCCTTACCCCACCCTCCCATGCGCCATAAAAAGGCGCATAGCGCTATATATAAAATGCCGGATAGTATCACCATTCCCACCTCCCTCCGGCACGTCCGCCAACGCCGGTCCTGGACCCGCCGGCTGCTTCAAATTCCTTAAATCCGTAGACCTCTCCGAATAAATGAGGTAACCACCAGGGGCGTTTTTTCTCCTCAATCTTCTGGGAATTGGTCAAGTTGAGCGTGCCTCCGCTATCCACATGGATCTGTGTGTTCTGCACCTGCTTATTCCTCGGCATGATGTATGCCCGGTAAATCGTGTATCCCAACACTAGGATGATCACCAGCCCCAGGATAAAGCGAATATTCTTCATCCAGGGGACAGCCTGAAAGAAAGAGGCAAAAAACTTCTTGAAGCTGAAAGCCTCGTTGTCTGCCATATTCATCCTCCCGCGTTTTGGTACACGACTTCCCAATCCGCGCTTTTCATGCAATACTCATCCATGATGAGTGTCGTAAGTTCTGAGTGGTTCTTAACCCCGAACTGACACAAACCTAAGTACCACCAGCCAACCCGGGTAACACAAATCTCTTCGTTGACACTCAAAAATCCCAGGATATCAGTAAATAACCGGATCCCGGTAAGCCAAGTCAAAGTCTTCCCAAAAATAAGAGGGATATCATAACCATGTCCAATTTCGCTCATTGCTTCTACACATAAAATAAGACGCGCTTCATCCTCAAGGTTCTTCATGCGATATACTACTACGTCCCGGGAAAGAATCTTGTCCGCGCTGTCCAGCTGGACTCTCCCCTGCTGCTCAATAAGTTGCGTCGCGCTCAACATCATTCCTGCGTGATAGTACCGGACATGCTTCTGCGTCCCCTTAAAATGCCGCCATATATAATGCCACACCGTCGGAGCAGTCATAAGGAACTTAACGATCTTGGCTCCTATCCGGTCTGAATCACAAAGGAATATATCTCCTGCTTTAAACTCAACCATTACTTCAACCCCCGCGCATCCTTATCGTGCTCAATAAGCCGCGCTTCAATGCGGCATATCCCATCTCGCAGGTCGTTCATTTCCTTCGTACGCATTTCTTGGTAGATGTTGAATTCCGGACGAGTGAGCGCGATCGCCTTGGGAGTATGGATTTCATCGTTGGTCAAGTGTTTGAACATCTTGGCATCAACTTCTTTGATATCACCACGTAGTGAAAGAAGATCGCTTCTCAAACCATTAATAAACAAAGTCAATACAAAAAGCCCTATGGGAGTCGCCAACCTCAACCATTCTGTCCAAGATTTTTCGCTGTTGTTATCATGTGGCATCACTTACCTCCGTTGCTCTTTTGATAAATAATATGGGAAGAATGCTTTTATATAAAACAGCTCACCGGATTCGGCATTGCGCACCCGGAAGCGGATCTCGGAAGAAATAACATCAAAATACACGTTGTACTGCACCGGCTTTTCAGTAAGCTCAATGTACGCTTTGCTTGAGGTGTAGGGAACGTTTACCCAAGTATCCCCAGCATCGACGGAGTAATCGACATACAAGCGCGCGCCGGATGATCCCCGGGACCAGAAGTCGATCTGCAACCAGCGACTTTTTAACTCCAGGGAATTTCCGATAAAATCCTTTGTTTCAAACACCCCCTCAACCGCAACACCCAGGTCATCCGCTTTGGTATAATCGAGCTTAAGCGTATTGCCGTCTTTGTTACCAAAAAGGATCTCTTCCCACGCCGCGATCGAATCGCCGGAATCCCACACGTCAAGCGCCTCATCCCATGATCCCGGGGTATCGTCATCCCAGGTTTCAGAAAGCACCTTTTCCCATTTCATTGCCGCGGTGATCTCAAGACAGGTATCGTAATACCAGAATCCGTTCCGGTAATTATATTTCCACACCTCAGTCGGCCAATCGGATCCTGCTACCACCACGAAAAACCAGATCTCGGTAAGCTCTTGGACATGGATCGCAAAACACCGGCTGATCCGGTTGCGGTTGATTTTGCTGAACACTTCATCGCGCACACCGGTTCCTATAGGAGTAGGTTGGTTTGCGGCATTCCACATGTAGAAATCATTCAACGCCATGAAATAATGGTTCCCGTCGGCATCCGCAAGCGCCCGGGGCGCGGCAAGACCGATGCCGGTCCGTACGCAGTTTTTCTGAAACACATCAGTCGTGCTCACTTTATTTAGGATCCACAGAGACTCCTTTTTGTAAACTGCGGCGTATTCGTTGAGCTTCATAATGTTTTGGATAGGAGAAGCATCATCGCTTAAAAGCTGGGCCCCGGAGTTTCCTCCGGTCCATTGCTGGCAGTTACCGGTATCCGGCCACTGGACTTTCCAGGGATTTATGCTCACTCCGTCATCGACATACGCCAAAAGTAGGTATGGGGAAAGGTACGTCATAAATTTTGCTTTGGGAGGATTGCCGCCAAGTGCGGCCGCGTTCCCGCTACCGGACCATTTACGGATTACATTCTGCAGGTTGCTAATGATCAGCAGGCCATCTTCTGTGACTGTAGCAAAGGAAAAGAAATCGTCATCCCCTCCAGAAAAGTCCGATATGCTGATTGATTCCCAGACGGAAGTGGTAGTATTGTACTTCTGGATCTTCGTCTTCGATGTTCTCACCGCATACTTGACCAGGCTGTTTGTCTCAAGCTTGGAGAGACCCATGATCTGGCCGCCTTCGATCGCGGATCCCACAAGAGTCTTACCCGGGCGTTTGCGCAGTTCTCCGCGGTAATAGTACATATTCTTCGGGAACCCATTTTGATCCCCGATGAAAGTCGCCGGCATACTGTAATCAATACCCTTGACCGGCATGACTACACCTTTTCTAAGAAGAGGCATTATTTCCTCCCTTTTTTCTGCAAGGGCGCCTTCATGGGCGCGGTGATTTTATCGATAGACTGGCGTGTCTCAATTGCAAGCACCGTCATCCAGGAAAGAGTACACCGAGCTACCCAGTTATCACCCTGCTTTAATCCTACCCATAACTCACACCCCCCCTTAAGGCATGGTCCTTTGAAAAAAGGACACATAACCACTCCCCCCACGCCGATACCCGGTACCTCAGGTTGATTTAGCTTCAGCTCTTTTCCTGGCATTATTCCTCCCGATTAATCTTTCTGGAACAAAACCCCCTGCACGTACACCGGAACATTGTCCGCGGCATCGTGCGTGTGGCCTCCTCCGCCTCCGGTATTTGCATCAGTAGGGCCACCACCAGCATAACTGGCAGATTGACCAGCGTAGGCAGTAGTCCCTACCCCTGAAGCACCACTGGTATAGTAGGTATGAGTATGCGCAGGTATTTCCGCAGTCGTCAAAGTATGCGCAGGAGTAGTATGTGTATCCGCGCCTCCGGTAGTTAAAGGTGTTGCATTGATCCGGATGAATTTATTGGAGTATGTTGCAGAAACATTCGTCCATCCGGCCCGGGCAGTCGTTACGCTTGAAGCTAACCAGTCCCCCTGTTTGGCCTGGACTGTATCATTAAGTTTTCCTCCGCTTGTGATCTGCGTGGCGTTGCCGGCAGAATCGATAAAGAAAAGCTCGATTATTCCGGATACCACTTTGGCATACACTCTTCCCACATCTTCGTATGCTGTAAGATCTCCCGCAGCTGCGCGCATGGTGACTTGTTTATGGATCCCGATTGCAGCCTCTCCGGATTCATCCGCCAGAGCCACATGGTCCACCGCAAAGCGCTCCCGGGTATCCGCCTTTGCTTCACGGATATCATCATCACCCAGGCTACGCGCGCGACTTCCGGCCGGTTTGTTTTCATCGTGAGTTATCGTATGTACGATTGCAATGTTTGCCATAACGTCCTCCTCTATAAACTATTATTCTGGGCCTGGGTAATCGAAATATCTTCACGGTCACGCTCGATGTCCAGGAGTCTTTTATATAATCCGATCGGATTCCCTGACACATCTTCATACATGGCTCTCCAATATTGCGCCTCTCCAAACAGTTCAAGGCCTCCGTTTAGGCGACTTAATACCATGCACTTGAGGATCTGGTCCCACTCTGATCCAAGGGCGGAAAGATCATTGTCCCCGGATAATGCCGCCGGCCGTTTACTCCAGTCTATTTCAAAAAGGTATGCCGCAGAATCCGGTATCGGAGACGGCAATATTGCCCGGGAAAAAATACAATACTTTTGCGGCTTACCAGTGGGAGGGTTGGTCCGGTTAGGATTTGGTTCGATCACGTCATACTCATTTTTAGAGATTTGCTCCAACTGGTACCCGGAATCGTTTGTCCCAGATCCCTCCAGGAACTTTATCGGATGGATCAGGTAGATCATATTATCCGGGAGAGGATAATTCGGCTGGCCAACGACTGCCGGCACATAGCTTTGGTACTTATACCCTCCGTGTGGCATGGAGATTGAGATATATACGATCGAATCATTATAAGCCTGGACCAGTTCGGTATCCTTATCTGTCCGCTTCCAGTCCTGCTTTACGTATGTCTTAAACGCGCTTAATATCATAGGTCCTCCTTACCTCGGCCGATCCTTGAAATCCGTAACGGCTTTATTGTTATCGGTCCAATCAGCTGATGAGCTTGATCGATCCTGCCAATTTGTCGTAAATTCAGAAGTATCAGCCCAAGAAGCAGAGCTCGACGATGAACTCGAAGAAGACGAAGAACTGGATGAACTTGGTTCAGGCATTAAGATACTCCTTTTTATCGATTTTAATTTTCCAGTCGAGCATCTTCAAAAAAATACTATATAATAAATCCATTGACCCCTTAGCAATGTCGTCGCAGCATTCCGTGGCTTTAAGATATCCGGCTGCGCATCCGTGCCGGTTGATTAGTTGCTGCGCGCGCCATTTTTCTTTGTAATACTGACCATGGTAAGAAAATATCT